TATTGTTAAGGTTTATTCCAAGATAGTTAAAACTACTATAGACCCCAAATTCAAATTCCCAGAAAGAGGAAAGGCGATAGAGCAATTATCCAAATTTGTAAATAAGTTTTCAGTTATATGTGGCGGAGAAATGAATAATTCAAGAATGGTGGATTATTGTATCTTCCAGGCACATAAAAACCAAAACTCCGAATGGCAACAACAATTATCAATTTCGTCATTCGGAGATACGGCTATCAAAAAATACACCGAAATGTCTTCAAAGGGCAAATCCTATATTGAAGACAAATGGTTACAATCATTTGATTTAACTAGATCTTCTTTATTGAGTTTAATAGAAAAAGCTGCCACTCACCCACTAGAAGAATATATTTACATGAAATCTGAAGAGGTTGCTAAAAATAGATTCTTCAATTCTCCAACGGGTTATTTTCTTTGTTCGACATCTACATTAGGGTGGAGTCCTTTTTCTCCTACCTGTAACAAATGCAATAATGTTGATAAATGCAAGGAAATGACGAGAGAAACCTTTCCAGAATTATATAGAATTAGACTTGAAAGAGCAGAACATGAAAAATAATGCTAATTTATTAACTGAAGACTTCCTTTATGAGCTATACCGGTGCTGCATGGAACATGATAATGTTTGCAGTATTATGTGCTCTTATATGGAAACTTCTTACCTTCCGGACAGGGATTTTATTTCTTTACAAAATTATATTTCAAAATTCTACAAAGAGCATGGAATGGCTCCTACACCAAATGTAATGTCTCAAATGGTTTCCACAAATAGAGGGGTTAGCTCTTTATTGGACGACATAAGAGATTATTCAACAGATGTAGAGCCTGAAATTATCTTAGAGCAATTTGAAGAATATATTAAACAAGTAAAGTTTCATCAAGCACTAAAAGAAATGGGAGAGTTCCAGGCTCAAAAGAAAGAAGAAGAAGCCATGAAAGTCTTTGATGATTTTAGTGAATGGAAATCAAATTTTGGATTTTCTAAAACAGACTTTACGGACGTAGCCGAGACGTTTTCTTCCAGATATGCTAAAAATAAAGAAGCATGTTCTGGAAATTCTAAACTTCCACCGGTTACTAGATTTTATATAGATCAGTTGGATGCTTTAAATAAAGGCAGAGATTTGAGGGGTCAACTTACTTATCTAGCTGCTTCTACTGGAGTTGGTAAATCACATATAGCTAGATGGATAGGCAAGTGTGCAGCATTTGAGGATGGATTAAATGTTCTCCATTTCCAGTTAGAGGGTAAGCAAAAAGAGGTACTTGATGCTTATTCGGCTTCATTAGTTGGATGCACATCTTACCAATATGAAACTGGCGATTTGTCTAATGATGAAATGGATCATTCTATAGGAATCATAAAAAAGATGGCTGGGAGCATAAAGGTTAAGGCTTATAAGGCTTTTACTGGAGACGTACCAACAAGTAATATCAAGAATGAAATAGAAAAATATCACAAGGTATATGGAGAATACCCCAGTATTATAATAATTGATTCTGGGGATTTGTGTACTGATTCAAGTGGTAGAAAGTGGAGTGAAAAAGGAGAAAGGCTTAAAAGAATAGCTGTCGCACAGGATTTAAAGAAGTTAGCTGAAGAGATAAATGCTTGGGTTGTTGTTACTTACCAAACAACTATTGAAAACAGAGAATGGCTTAATGATGAAACGAATGTATTAACCGAATACAATATGTCTGAATCAAAAGGATTGTCAAGACCGGTAACCCATCTTATAACACTTAATCAAAGTGACAACGAAAGAAAGGAGAATGTTATGAGAATTCATATCGCGAAAGCTAGGTTCTTTAAACGTGGTGAACCTACATTTAAAATAGCTACCGATTATGACCATGAAGCTTTCTATGATAGGCGAAGATCAATAAGACTTATTGTTAGAAAATCAGCCGCATAATGAAACTTAATAAAGAAGAGTCAGAGTCTTTAATATCTGAATTAACTATCGAATTAGATGCCACTATTGATGGCGGAAGAAAGAATTTGGTGGTTCCTATATGCCCGTATTGCGGACATGAGGGGGGTAAATTTGGTATATATATCGGACCTCCAACCGAAAAGAAAAAACCATTTATGTCTCACTGTTTCTCTTGTGGAAAATCTGTGAGAGATATAGAACAACTACTCAGGGATATAAATAGAACAGACCTTATCCCTGAAGAGATTGTTGACTTTGCTGAAATGAATTCCTCTACTCCGCTAGATTTTTTAGATAAAGCAAATGAGATAGATGATTCTTTGGAGATTGTGGAGATGCCTGAAGGATTCAAAACTGTTCGCAAAAACGCTTATTTGAAGAGCCGTGGATTTACTCCAATAGATTATTTAAAATTTCCAGTAGGAACCACTAGAGGATTAAACTTTAAATTTGACGACTATGTTTTATTTCAGATAATTGATGCTGGAGAATGTGTGGGTTATATTGGTAGACATATATGGTCCAAAGAAGAGATTGAGAAATATAATCACAAAATGAAAATACTTGGGAAATATCAAGTACCCAGGTATAAAAATAGTAATGAAGTAAATGAATTTGTAAAGCTGTTGTATAATTACGATTCAATAATAGAAAATGAAACCGACACAGTTATAATAGTTGAGGGAATATTTACTTGCATGTCTCTTATAAGAAAGTTCAATTTGTACAACAACCACAGGATAGCTGTAGTGGCCACATTTGGAAAGAAAATATCTGACATACAAATATACAAGATACAGTCTAAAGGTGTACGTACGGTGGTCATAGGCTACGATGGAGATGCCGTGAACGCTATAAACAAAACAGCAGATCAACTAAATGATTATTTTGACGTATATATAGCAGATATTCAAGACTCCAGTCATGATTTTGATGATATGGATTTCTGGGAAGCGTACGATACTTTTTCTTTAAACATAAAAACACCAAGGGAATATAAATTAAATAAAATTCAATTATGAACGAAGAACTTTTAGCGTGGTTGAACAATAATAAAATACAATATCACGTAATAGATAATGAAGTATTTGAGATAGAGGACTTTGGAAAAGTTTTTTATGAAGATACTGACTCACTACATTCTATATTTAGAATTGATGAAAATGAAGAAGTTAAGTTCAATTCTATGGAGAGTACTTCTTCATTAATGAAAGAAGATATAAATTATATTGCGTTTAAATTTGGAGATAACTTTTATTATTACGATCTTCGCGAGGAGTTTGAATTCAACATACTTAAATACGTTGGCAAAACGCCATCACTAAAACATTCCAGAGAGTTTGTAAATCTGGGAATACATTCACAATTTGAACTGTTGAATGGTAGTTTTTCTATAGGCGATTGGATTAAAAAGGCTAAGTATTTAGGAGAATCTGGAATAGGAGTGTGTGATTACAATACAATGGCATCACATTTAATATTGCAGAAAGAATGCAAAAAATCTGGAGTAACCCCTATATTTGGATACTCTCTTATATTTACAGACGGAGAAAATAAAGTAGGAGCAAAAATATACGTGCAATCACAAGACGGATTGCAAAACTTACTCAGGATTCAAAAAGCAATAAATGTTGATTCGCAAGATAAAACAATAGACATTCAGGATTTGCTTAAATATGGTCCGGGTAATGTGATAGTGTTCGACAAATATTCTTCATATTGGCTTAAGTCACTTGGAGAAAATATTGATTTGTTTTATGATAAATTTATTGATTGTTTTTATCAATTAGATTTAACTGAATACAAATCAGAAAGAATAGACATAAAAGTACTTGAAGCGACTAAGTATTATTTTGATAATGAAGACATTGATGTTTCTCCAATATTGATAACAGATTGTTATTATTTGGATAAAGACGATTCAAGAAACAAAGTAATACTTAACAAAATCGCTTCAGGTGCGTCTCATGAACAAAGTCTTGGGCAATATTTCAAAGATTTGGATGAGCAGTATGATTTGCTAGATGGGTTATTTGACCATTCAAAACATGATGTTAATAGTATTTTTGAAATGGCTTGTGATAATACGGTTTCTATTTTAAATGGTGCTAAGGCTAGTTTTGATACTGAGCACAACTTCATGCCAGCATACGACATGACACCGGAAGAAATAGAAAAATACGGAGATCAACACAGTATGTTTCTCCAGTTGTTAGATGATGGATTTAAAAAACTCGTTCCAAAAGGAAAAGAGGAAATATATAAAAAAAGGTTAGATTATGAAATATATGTTCTTGAATCCACTAATAATCTGGATTATATGCTTGTTCAATATGATACTGTCAATTGGGCACGCGCTAACGATATACTTGTCGGTTCAGGGCGTGGATCTGCCGGTGGTTGTCTTGTGTTATATCTTTTAGGTATAACGTTAATAGATCCAATAAAATACGATTTAATTTTTGAAAGATTTCTTCTTCCGGAACGTGCTGGATTGTATCCATCAAAAACAACTATTGTTGGAGAAGATATTGAAGTTAAAGAATATACAGAAGTTACCTTGTCAAATAATAAAAAATACAAGATAGCTAATGATGCCATCTTATTAGTTAATAGAGATGGAGTTGAAGAACCACTAGAAATTGAAGCTAGTGAGTTAAAAGAAGATGATGATATTTTATTTGATAACAGAGATGTACTATTTACTTTAAATGAAATTTAATATGGAACTAGAATTAACAAGAGAGATGAACAAAGCCTTAGATATAGTGTGTAATACTAAGGAACATGTATTTATTACTGGAAAGGCTGGTACTGGAAAGACCACTCTTTTGAAGTATTTGATGGAGCATACAAATAAGAAATGTGTAGTCGCAGCACCTACCGGCATATCAGCTATAAATGCTGGTGGAGTTACGTTGTTCAGTTTATTAAATATTCCATTCGGACCGATACCTCCTACCGGTAAAATTGAGGAGATACGAATGAAGAAAGAAAAAATAGATCTTCTAAGAGATTTAGACACTTTGATAATTGACGAGATAAGTATGGTAAGATCAGATCTACTCGATTATGTTGACAAAAAACTTCAAATAATAAGAAGATCAAGTCTTGCTTTTGGTGGAATGCAACTAGTAATGTTTGGAGATTTATTTCAATTACCTCCAGTAGTTAAATCTGAAGATAAGGCTATACTGGACGCTTTCTATACGAATACTTATTTCTTCAACTCTTGGGTGTTTAAATATCAATCATTTTTTAATGTAATTGAATTAACTCACATATTCAGACAATCGGATCCAAATTTTATTTCCATATTAAACAGTATAAGGGAATATAATGTTTCCAGAGATCAGTTAGAAATATTGGATGAGGCGCGTGATCGTAAAATAAGTCAAGATTTTGACAATGAATACGTTCATATATGCACCTATAAAAGAGATGTTGAAGCTATAAATTCAGAAAAGCTTGGTGTTCCTACCGATGTATTTAAAGCAAATGTTACTGGAGATTTTCCTAAAAATGCTGCTCCATGCGATTTAGTTCTTTCTATTCGTAAAGGCGCAAAGGTAATGACACTTGTAAATGATCC